TAGGTGTTGACGATAATACTAGGTTTTTGACTATCAGTAAGAACAAGGTGAATGGTTGGCATGGAACAGCACATGCTTTCCTTAACATTGAAACCGGCAGGTACTACGTATGATTACTTGTTTGGATATCGAAAATACGTTTACAGACAAGAACTCAGCACCCTACGACGGTGAAAACCAGCTTGTTTCCGTTGGTTACAAAACAAACACCGGAGAAGAAAATTATCTTTGTTTCTACCACTGTCAAAAAACACCCACCAAAAATAACTTTGGTATTCTGCAAGATGTACTCAACAGGACCGACCTGTTGATTGGTCATAACATTAAGTACGATTTGCAGTGGTTGCTGTACTGTGGCTTCAAGTATGAAGGCTCTCTATGGGATACGATGGGAGTTGAGTACTTGCTTGCCAGAGGTATGGCACGGGAACTTAGCCTAGATGCTTCATGCAAGCGTAGGAAGGTACAGCAGAAAAAGGCAGGGCTTGTTAACGGGTGGGAAAAACAGCCAGATGAAATGGATTGGGCTGTACTTGAAGAGTACGGCAGACAGGATGTTGCATCCACCTTCGATTTAGCCTATGCTCAATCAGAGTTATTAGAAGTCAATATAGAGGAATGGCGATGATGGAGCCAGTTACCCGCCTGCACATGGAAGTTTGCAGGGTTCTTTGTGATGTTGAAACGCACGGGATTAAGATTGATACTGATAAACTATCAGTCATTGAAAAACAATTTAAGGAAGAATACAAGCAACTGGAGGCAGACTTAGACCGCATTGTCAAGAACTTGTGTGGTGACACTCCAATTAATCTTGCATCCGCAGAGGATAAGTCCAAGTTCTTTTATTCTGTTGTTGTCAAGGATAAAAAAAGATGGAAAAACATTTTTGATCTTGGAACTGAATTGCGTGACGGTAAGCGCAGAAAAAAGTTTGTCAGGACGACAACGACAAGAAACTTTATTATGCATTATCGCCCCAATGTTAGGCCGTTTATGAAAACGCAACAGCACAATTGCGGGAACTGCGGTGGCCGTGGGACTGTTGAGTATGTACGTAAGGATGGAACCTACGGCATTCCAAGAAAATGCAAACAGTGCTTTGGCAGGGGCAACATCTATCATGAAACGAAGGAGGTGGCTGGTCTTGGACTACGACCAGAGAACGAGAAAGACCTGTCGGTTCATGGTTTCAAGACGGATGTCAACACTATCAAGAGCAAGCTGTTACAGGTAACAGGCGTAAAAAGAGAGTTTTTAGAGAAGTATATGAGGTATAATGCTCTAGCAACATACCTCAATACTTTTATTAAAAACATCAAGAATAATACAAACCGCTACGGGTATATTCATCCTCAGTTTATGCAATGTATCACAGCAACTGGTAGGCTTTCTTCTCGTAACCCAAACTTCCAGAACATGCCTCGCAGTGGTACATTCCCTGTTCGTGCTGCCATTGTGAGTAGGTTCGAGGGAGGAAAGATACTCGAAGGAGATTACAGTCAGCTTGAATTTCGTGTTGCTGCCTTTTTGTCACAGGATGAACAGGCCAAGCAAGATGTACTCGATAAGGTCGATGTGCATTCATACACAGCACAAATTATTGGTGTTTCTCGCCAAGATGCAAAGGCGCATACGTTCAAGCCACTATATGGCGGAAAGACAGGCACTGAGGCAGAGCGCCGCTACTACACCGCGTTTCTGGAGAAGTATTCTGGTGTTGCAAAATGGCAACAAGAATTATGTAATGAAGCATTAGTAAGAAAAAAGGTTGTGTTACCTTCCACAAGAGAGTATATGTTCCCGAATGTTCGTAAATACCCCGGAGGAGGATACTCTAATTCTACACAGATTAAAAACTACCCTGTTCAGGGTTTTGCTACTGCTGACTTGCTTCCTATTGCTTTAGTGTCACTGCACAAAAAAATTAAGAAGGCAGGAATAAAAAGCTTGATCTGCAACACGGTTCATGATAGTATTGTTATGGATGTTCACCCTGATGAAGAGGAGATTTGTGTTGAACTTATGAAAGAAGCTATGTTGTCTCTAAAAGAGGAGTGTAAATCAAGATTTAACATTGACTACAATGTTCCTGTTGGTATAGAGTTAAAAATTGGATGTAATTGGTCAGACCTACAAGAGGTCTGCAAAGATGAAAGGGTTTAATACATGGGTAATTTAGCTATTGTTGAGACAGAAAATCTGTCTGATTTAGTTACAGCAGACAAGCTTGATAATGCGGCAATCATGCAAATGATTGGGCAAAAGAGCAAGGACGATGGTGCTTCACTTGAGTTCATGCCGAAGCTGTCCATTGAACACAACACTGAGGACGAAGAAGGCAACAGCCTACCGAGAGGCCAGTGGAAATTCAAAGATAGTGCGGGAAATGTCTGCTACGCTAAGGAGGTCACTTTTAGGCCATACATTCGTAGGTACATGTACAGTATTTGGGATAATGCTGAACGCACTTATTCCAGTATGTCTGTGCAGGCGGCATCTTTTGGTGATGACTTCTTTGACACTACTGGTGGGCTTCGCTGTGGAAAGCTGGGCAAGAAGGAACTGGAAATGTTGTCTCCAGAAGACCCAGAGCGCACACTACAAGCTGGTATCAAGTGTTCACAAGTTATCTACGGGACTGTTACCAGTGATGAAGTGGAAGAGCCAGTGCCGACTATTTGGTATGCACGAGGGAGCAACTTCATGCCTGCTTCCGAGTGGATCAAGGCGCTGGAAAAGCAGGGTAAGCTGTTGTTCAATACCCGTGCGTCATTGACGACACTGCGTCAAAAGTACGGCGGCAACATCTACTACAAGGCTAAGATTGACGTTAAGGACTATGTAGAGTTTGCCCCAGCAGAGGATGTTCCTCTACTTGAAAAGTTCATGACTGAGATCAACAATCACAACTCTTACGTCGAACAGTCGTATAAGGAGGCTCGTGGTGCAGTTGAAGATGCACAGCTTGTTGATATTTTAGAGTCAGATGAATAATCTGATTAAAGAATATCTGCAACTGTACTTGCAGCAGGTAATTTCGGGGGAGAGGAAACTTTCCCCCGAGGTTATCTCTAGATTTGGTGAAGAATGTTCAAGCGCCATTGAGAAACAGTTCAACAGAAATGCAAAGCCGGAAAAGTGGCGTCCTCGTATGTCGGGACTTGGCAAACCACTGTGTCAGCAACAGCTTGAGCGTGATGGCGTCAAAGTTGAAAAAAAGATGGAGTACAACTCTATAAATAGATTTTTGTTTGGTGATTTGTTGGAAAGCTTGCTTGTTATGGAAATGGAGCAGGCGGGGATCAATGTAGAAGCAAAACAAAAGCCAGTGTCTCTTGAGATTGCCGGTACGACAATAAATGGTACCCTTGACGTAATTATTGATGGGGCAGTCTGGGATGTTAAAACAGCAAGCCCATACGCTTTTACTAATAAGTTTGCTAATTACGGCAAGGTCAAGAACGACGATCCATTTGGTTATGTTGTACAGGGATTTCTGTACGGTGCTGCTGAGAACAAGCCATTTGGCGGCTGGATTGTTATTAATAAATCTTCCGGTGAGATCAATGTTTGTCCTGCGCCAAGCATTCAAGATGAAGAGAGAACCGCCGCGTTGGCTGTTGCAGAACACAACATGACCGTTCTGAATGACCCTTCTGTTAAGCTACAGAAGCTAGAGGATGAGCCTGAGAAAGTTCGCCGTAACACCACAGGCAATCGTCTTCTCAAGACCACCTGTGCTTTCTGTGACTTTAAGGAACATTGTTGGCCGAAGGCGCAACTCAAGGAGAAATTTGGGTCAAACAGAGCCTACCCACCTATGGCATGGTATTCTAAGTATGTGACGGAGGATGATGATGCCAGTAATTATAGTTAATAGAATTTTTAATTCAGATATATCTAAGAATCCAGAATGCTTCTATGTATACATGGAGAATGAAAAAAAGGAAGGCGGTGAGGTATATCGCAGATCACAGCCTAATTGTTTGCCTATAACAATAAAAAAGGCTCCCTCTATGTCTAGGGAAGCCTATTGGAGTGACGACGAATATGCTATGGGTATTCTAAAAATACAAAAAGAAATTGATAGATTAAGAGAAAAATTAGATAAAGGTGCTACAGTAATAGTCGAAGAAAATTTTCTTTCAAGCGAAACGAACAGCCCTATGTCTACCCAGTGCCCTAAGATAAAAGAAAGTATTCTTAATAGCTTTAGCTTGTTATTTAATCAGTACAGGCCAAAAAATGTCAAGAGTTAAGCAACCATCACGAAGAGCAGCCGGAACAAAGTACAGAAGTAACTTTGAGGTTAGCGTTGCTGGTGACTTGGTTCGCCGTGGTATCACTTTTCAGTACGAACCTGATGCTTATGAGTATGTGCCTAATCCAACAACCTACACCCCAGACTTCTACGTTCCAGAGCATAACTTTTACATAGAGACAAAAGGATTTTTTTCACCGGAAGACAGAACAAAACATTTGACATTTAGAAAGCAACATCCGAATATAGACATTCGTTTTGTGTTCATGAACTCGAATACAAAGATACGGAAAAACTCAAAAACCACATACGGTGATTGGTGTAACAAAAAAGGCTTCAAGTACAGTGATAGAACAATAAATGACGAATGGTTAGTGGGAGAAAACAAAGATGACTAAAGATAATGTTAACAACCCAGAACACTATAACAAAAATAGTGTAGAAACTATTGATGTTATCGAACACTCCATGTCACCAGAAGAATTTATTGGCTATCTAAAAGGAAACATTATTAAGTACAACTCTAGAAGTGAGTATAAAGGGAAGCCAATAGAAGATTTGAAAAAAGCTTTGTGGTATCAAACAAAGTTAGTAGAAGTAAGACAGAAAGTTGATTTACAGCTAGAATTTAAGAGAGGGCTGCCATGATGAAACCAACTACATTTTTTGACAGTGTTAGTGAATTTCAAGAATCATTTGGTCAAATCACTGATGCGGTGTTTGACTATAACACCCAACTAACGAAAACTATGCTTAACCTTCGCAAGAAACTTATTGAAGAGGAAGCAAAAGAACTGTCCGACGCCATTGATAGTGGCGATGAACTTGCTATCAAAAAGGAAGCGGCGGACCTTTTATATGTTGTCACTGGGCTGTTTGTAGATTATGGTTGGCCTATGACTGCTATCTTCAACAGAGTACATGCTTCTAACATGTCAAAGTTAGGAGAAGATGGTAAACCTATTTATCGGGAAGATGGCAAGGTTATGAAATCAGAAAACTATACTGCGCCAAACCTAGAGGGAGTATAACATGAATGCTACTGAACTACCAACACCCTATCAAAAGTATATTCATACTTCTAGATATTCACGTTGGCTAGACAACGAACAGCGCAGGGAAACGTGGGACGAGACTGTCAATCGTTACTTTGATTATATGGAGTCGCGGCTAAGAGAACACAACGATTTTTCGCTGGACAAAGCTACTCGCAAAGAACTACAGGATGCTGTCCTTAATCTAGATATCATGCCGTCTATGCGGTTGCTGATGACTGCTGGTCCTGCTGTAGAGCGATGCAATGTTGCGGCGTATAACTGTAGCTACGTCCCAATTGATAGCCCCCGCGCATTTGATGAGATTCTGTACATTCTTATGAATGGTACTGGTGTTGGTTTTTCAGTAGAAAGAGAATGTATCAATAAGCTGCCAGATGTGGCAGAGCATTTTGAGAACAGCCCAACTGTTATTACTGTGCATGACAGCAAGGCAGGCTGGGCAAGAGCATTCAAGGAACTGGTTTCGCTGTTGTATGCGGGTCAGATTCCTACATGGGATATGTCTCTTGTTCGCCCTGCTGGGGCAAGGCTCAAGACATTTGGTGGTCGTGCTTCTGGTCCAGAACCATTGAATGATTTGTTTCGGTTTGCTGTGACCATGTTTAAGAAAGCGGCGGGACGGCGATTAAACAGCCTAGAGTGTCATGATCTTGTTTGTAAGACGGCACAAGTAGTAGTGGTAGGAGGAGTGCGCCGTTCCGCCCTTATCTCTCTTAGCAACCTCAGTGATGATCTTCTTCGTTCAGCAAAGGCGGGAGATTGGTGGAACAACCACAGCTATCGTTCCTACGCCAATAACTCTGCTGTTTACAAAGACATTCCTGATATGAATGTCTTCATGAAAGAGTGGCATTCTTTGTATGCCAGTAGGTCAGGAGAGCGCGGAATGTTCAGTCGTGCTGCTGCCAAAAAGCAGGTTGCTGTAAATGGGCGGCGCGATCAAGAGTATGATTTTGGTACAAATCCTTGCTGTGAGATTATCCTGCGACCAAACCAGTTCTGTAATCTTACTGAAGTAGTAGTTAAGAAAAACGACACAGAAACTACACTTGCCAAGAAAGTACAGCTTGCAACTATTCTAGGCACGTACCAAGCAACCTTGACTGACTTTAAGTATCTTCGCAAAACATGGAAAACTACAACAGAAGATGAAAGACTTCTTGGTGTTAGTCTGACGGGGATTATGGACAATACTCTTACGAATGGAGTAGAGGAGGGGCTACCCAAAACACTCCAGCGTCTGAGGCAAGTGGCTGTTGAAACAAACAAGAGATGGGCAGAGGCTCTGCATATTCCCCAAAGCGCAGCAATCACATGCGTCAAGCCATCCGGCACAGTCAGCCAGCTTGTCGATGCTGCCAGCGGCATTCATCCACGCCACAGCAGCTACTACATCCGCCGTGTTCGTGGGGACAAGAAAGACCCCTTGACGCAGTTCCTAATTGATGCGGGCATTCCCTGCGAAGATGCTGTTGGCGACGTCGAGAGCAAGAACACTGCGGTGTTCTCCTTCCCTATCAAGGCACCAAATGGGGCAATGATCAACGATGATATTACACCTATCAAACATCTTGAACTCTGGCTTACCTACCAAAAACACTGGTGCGAACACAAACCGAGTATCACAATCTCTGTACGGGAAAACGAGTGGCTTGAAGTGGCTGCATGGGTATATAAAAACTTTGACTACATGTCAGGTGTATCGTTTTTCCCGTACAGTGATGCAGTCTATATGCAAGCACCATATGAAGCAGTGGACGAAAAGACGTACAACGAACTGTTAACCAAGATGCCAAGTGAAATTGACTTCTACAAACTACAAGAATACGAAAAAGAAGATACTACAAAAGGAACGCAGGAGTTTAGTTGTGTTGGTGATTTCTGTGAGGTTGTAGATGTCTGATGATAACAAGGCAAAAAAAGAAGGACGTTTTATCAACGTCCTTTCTTTCTCTCTCATGCTAGATAGGAGTACGTCTCTGTCACCTACCATTGAAGTTAGTAGGCTTGATCCAGAGCAGTTTGTAGAATACATGGACTCTCTGATGCCAGACTTTGACTACACGCATGACATTGCCAATCTTATTAGGTATTGCTCTGAACTGGTGGAGCATGTTGTGGCCGCAGCGGAAGAATACTGTGGCCCACCAACATTTCAACAGGACATTTCAGAACCAACAGAGAAGCAAGACATGAGCATAGAAGAAGTTTACAAGGCTATTAAAAGCAAAAAACTTAACTGAGGTGTTACTTCTTTACTAACGACCCACCAAAGTACAAGCCGACAATAGCAGAAATGAGGTGCGTATCCAGCGGTGTAATAACAAGCCCATTCATTTGTTTCCACGCAAAGACCTCTTTTCCTTCTAGAAACAGGAAACCGGGCTTGAACTCTGTCCAGCCAACAGTGACTGAGATGTCTGGGTAGAACACTGCAACGACCTTGGGCCATACAATAACGGCCCCAATAGCTGCCAGAGCGATAAGACGGCGGGTCCATGCAAAGTGAGGATTGTCATAACGTCTTGCTTTATCAATGACCTCTGCCTCTTTGGTCATCATTGCCATCATCATTTTGTTGTTGGCTTCTTTGGCTTGAATGCTCTGCCCCCATATGGACATAACACCACCCAGTAAGGAAGAGCCTAGCATAGTAATTAGTTCTACAGGAAGTCCACCAAACATATTAATTTCCTTTGAATGTAGCAATAACCCACATAACACCGCTCCCGATTAGTGCTAGTACAAAACCAGCACCGTATAATCGGGAGCGTTCTTTTTCTAGGGTGTTAACGCGACGAGACAAATCTTTCATGTCTATTTCAAGATTTTCATAAGATTGAAGAAGAGAGTCCATCTTCCCCTCAAGCCTACCAATAGCGAGAAGTAGTTCTCCTTGATTTGAGATTGCCTCTGACATTATTGTGGCAAGCCAAGACGCCGAACGTCGGATGGATCGGGTGGCCCCTCAGACTGTGCTGTTCTTTGCAACATGTCCAGCAACTCGTTTCTAAGAGTTTCATTGCGAGCAGCAAACACTAGACCCATAATGTTCTCAATAAAGTCTTCTTTACGTACATTGGATTCTCTGTACATATCATTGAGAGCATTCAGAGTTGTTTTGTAATCTTCTGTATTGTTCTGTTCAGACAATGCGCCTGCAAGAGCAGGAATAACCCGCTGGGCCATAGTGCGGTTTAGTACTGGACTATACACATTATTCTCTGCGGCTTGCATCACATAGTTTGGTAACTCAGGAACAGCAAGTATTTCAATAAGTGCTTCGTTATTTTTTGATGCTAGTTTTCTTAATAGCCATTCTGAGGCCACATATCTAACACTAACAACGCCACGGGCAACACCCCAGAACCGAGATAGCGCCGCGCTTTCTGTCATTTCTTTGAGGTCTTGGCCGAACTTGATAGTATCACCAACCGTGTTAGACAAGCGCCCCATCTTTACAAGAGACACGACAGAATCATAATTATCGCCAAATACCTGTCCGTATAATTCTTTATTTTGTCGAAGTTCTATATCTACAGACGAAAAATCTACTGCTTCAATACCCGGCTGTTTTGTTTCTATAAAGCGAACAGAAACTTTATTTAATAAATTTTCAGTTACAGCTTTATTAATAGCTGCTTCAAATCTAGCAGCTTCTGGGCTGTCATTACCATAAAGTTTGTACACATCTTCTAGAAGACCGCTATAAATATTTCTAGCAGATTCTCCTGAATTTTTAGTAATAATGTCTACTAGAGCAGAGCCAGCATCCGCACTATTTGCTCCGCTTCTAGCTATATCATCGAAAATTTTTGCTGTTGGGCTAAACTCAACTTCTTGTCTTTCTCTCAGTGCTTTTGAAAGGTCAGCCACTACATTACCAATAAACTGTTTATTAGCCTTCATGCTTTGTTGATTGTAAAAAGGATCACCTGCCAAGGTACCCGCTGTTTGCTGTGTAAAGTTCTCTCTAGTAGGTCCAGCACCAATCTTGTCGTCTGCTTCTAAAATAGGAGCAGCCCTATTACTCGTTCTAAAATCTGCTACGTTTTTTGGTCCTAGAAGAATATCTAAAAATCCGCCGTCTTCTTTATCAAAAAACAAAGAAGCATTGGGGCTGTCCGCAGCGGTACGAAGACGCTTTACGTACTCCTGTCTCGTCATTTGAGCAGGAGGCACACTACCAAATATCTGCTGTTGCATAACATCTTTAATTTGCTGGTCTGCCTCTGCGCGAAGCGGGCTGCCTTCTGGGAACATTCGTTCATAAATATCCCTGCGTAGAACAGGGCTATCCCCGGCTTCAACATTACCGTCTGCTGAACTACGAATTGTTGATCTATTGAATACTTGTCTGAAAGGTATAGGCATGTCTGTTTCACCCTTCAAAGCTGCGCGGGTGTACCTATCAAAAAACAAGGTGGCAACATTATCCCTATAGTTGTCGTTTGCTAATTTTAATTTAGCACTAACAACTCCTGTTTCAGAAAAACTATCATTAATTTTTCCATCAAGAATGCTGTGGATATCAGAAAGAACAGCACTTGCTCTGCGGTTAGTATCTCGTAATTTGAACGCTCGGGTTCCAATTTCTGATCGTAATTGAACTGCCTCTTTAAGGCTTAGGTCTTGAAACCCTTCCATAATTTTTTCAACATCTTCAAGAGAAACCTCTGCATCATCGTCTAAACTGAATAAGCGCATGAACCTACCAAAAGGTTTATTTGCAGAAGTAAGAGATGCTAATTCTTGTCGGGCTACTCTAAGGCCGTCGCTGCCATAAGTAAATCCTTGGGTTTCAATTTTATTTTGTAAGTCAGCACCAAAATTTGCAAGGCTAACAGTTTGGTTAAGATCAGTTGCCTCTGCAAAAGCTTCGTTGTACAAATTATCAGATGTTCTTTTGTTTGCATCGTATGCTGTTTTAAGTAGACGAGTTTGGGCTGTTCGCATAGGACCAACATCAGGTTTCGTAACATTCAACTCATCAGCAGGACCAAGAATACCTGCCTGTCGCAAAGGAGCATGAACACTGCGGGCAAGAGTGCGATCTGCTTCGATCTGTTTCTGAACACTCTCAAGATTTTCAAGACTTTTTGTAAAGCCCCCGTAATTTTCTTTATTATCAAGATTGTCTCTCAAGACACGAGTAAACATATCTTTTTCTTGGTCGTCCATAGAAGCATACAAAATATTAATTCTTTCTAGCGCCTGATCTTTAGTAAAAGTTCTTGCGTTGTACCTGTCTGCGATGTTATAAACGTCTTCCAAAGCAGAGCCAATTTTTTTTGCATTTTTTGCGGGTACAGCTAACATATTCTCATAGTTATTACGCATATTAAGCACCAGTGTTCTTAATTCTTGTGGTGCGCCAATGCTACTATCTTCTAATGCTCTAAACTGTTTAGTAAGTTCCAACATAGTCCTGCCGTATGCTTGTACAGCTTCTTCTTCTTGTTTTTGTATCCGTTTAAAAGAAGCCAAGCTATCCAAGTTTTTTTGGAGACTTTGACCAAAAGATTTTGCCATCAGAACACCTCTTCCAGCCAATGTAAATTCACTGTAATGTTCTCTAGCAGCCCCAAAAATACCTAACGCCCACGCGTTGCTTTTTGCTTGGGTCATTAGCCCCACAAGTTCATCTGCCTCTACTTCACTTACTCCACTTTCTAACAAAGCAGTCCGCGTAGTATCAGCATCGCTTTTAAATTGTTTAAACGTAGACATTATAGCATCGTAATTATCTGGGTCGTTCTGTTTCATTGTTGCAAGAACACGCCCAATTTCATTTGCAGTTCTTCGACCAAAAGCAGTATTTTGTTTACCAAGTGCCTCCTGTAGATCGGCGTAATCTCCTCTAAAAAGACTAGGCATAATTGTTTCAATATTGTTATAGCTAAAATTATACAATGATTTACCTAGGCCAACACCTAATAGAGCACCAAAAAGCCCAACACCAAGCGTTGTTGTGGCTTGTAATGTAGGATTATCTTGAAATAAACCTAGTTTTTGATATTGATCTACTGAAAGAACTGAAGCTAGTGCAAGAGCCTGCTCATTTTGAACTGTATTCCATAAATTCCTAGAACTGTCCAGTCCACCTTGACGCATACTAGCAATAAATCTACCCAAACCACCACTAGAATTGCGCTGTTGGTTAATTGCCCGTTGTGCGGCCACGTAGTCATATGCACCATCTTTATAAAATTTTGATGTTCTACGAATACCAGTTTTAGCCAATTCAACAGCACCCCGGCCTGTAAACACACCAAT